TGGCCGTGTGGGACGGCGTGAAATTGCGGTCGCGCAATTGGCATTGGTGGGCCGGCCGCAGCATGGCCGAGGACGAGACGCGGACACGGATGCCGCTCCGCAAGTGGGAGGCGGAGGGGTTCGTCCGCAAGTCCGGCGAGGTGATCAACCTCGACGACGTGCGCGACGTGGTCGCCATGGTGGCCCGGACCGTCGACCTGAAATTCATCGTCTGCGACCCCGCCGCCGGCCAGGCGGGACGGGTCCAGCGGTGGGAGTCGGAGTACGGGTGGCCCGTGTCCAGGGCGCCCCGGAGCGCGGTCTACATGGGGTCCGCGTGGGCCATCTGGCAGGAGTTCGTCCGCGGCCGGCGCATCGCATTCCACACGGACCCGGTCCTGCGTGGAGCGATTGAATCGAGCAAGACCGAGACCGGGCCGACCGGACTCGTCACCGTTCGCAAGAGTACGGAACGCTCGAACAACGACCCGCTCATCGCGTGCATCGTCGCGATCAAGGCAATGAACGACCGCGAGATGCTCTCGCAATCCATGTACGGCGCGGACGCCAGCCGCATCGCGTTCTAGCGTTGCATTGCGTTGCGTTGCGTTGCACGCGAATCTCCGCGGGAGTCCCGCGGAAGGGGCTAGACAACGCTGCCGCAATACTCGCAAATGCGGGCCATGTCGCTTTGGTCCCGCCTCTTCAAGCGCTCGATGCCCGCGATTTCGTGGGAATCGCCTGTGAATTGGTACGCCGGCTCGATCGACTCGATCCCTGCCGTCCAGCGGTGCATCCACACGATCGCGTCCGACATTGCGCGATGCCCGGTCACGGTCACCGACGGCGACGGGAATCACGTCGAGGGCGCCTCGGCGGTCGACCTCCTGTCCGGCCAGGCGTGGGGCGACGTCCTCACCGGCACGGACCTCCGGCGGTGGATGGTCGCGGAGACCCTCACGACGGGCAATGCGTTCGCCGTGGTGGTCGTCGACACGTCCGGCGCCCCGATCGCGCTCCGCCCGATCGCCACCGCCGACGTCTCGATGCAGCAGCAGACGGACGGGACGATCGAGTGGAGCTACCAGGGCCAGCCGTTCGACTACGGGTTCGTCCTTCACTTCAAGGCGCTCCCGACGCCGGGGAATCCCTACTGGGGGACCTCGCCGCTCGCCGCCGCCTCGACCACGCTCGAGGGCCTCGCCGCCCTCGAGTCCGCGTTTAAGGTCATTTCGCAGGGTGGCAATCTGGGGAAGTTGAGTTTCAGTCACCCCGGCGCCCTCCAGCCGGCCGTCCGCGACGCCATGCGTACCGCGTTCATGGCGCAGCACGGCTCCGCCGCGACGGTCGGTACGCCGATCTTCGTCGGCGAGGGCATGAAGGTCGAGCAGCTGGCGCAGACGATGGTCTCCGACCTCGCCGCCGCCCGCGCCGCCGGCGCGAAGGAAGTCGCGTCGATCTTCGGCATCCCGTCCGCCATGCTCGACGCGAGCGACGCCCGCACCCAGCCGGAGATCGCGCAGATGTACTGCAACGCGCTTCTCGGGTGGAGCGCGAGCTGGATGGCCGAGGTCACCTCGAAGCTCGCCGCGCCTGGCACCAAGGTCGCGCTCGACTTCTCACCGATCACCCAGGGCGACTTCCGCACCGCCGGCCGCGCCTACGCGCAGCTCCTCCAGGTGGGCGCCCTCGCACCGAACGACGTCCGCGCCCGGCTCGGCTTCGCGCCGTGGCCCGGCCTCGACGAGCCGAAGCCCGTGATCTCGGGCGTGACCGACCCGAACGCCGCCGCGGACGCCGCGGGGCAGGAGGTGGACCCCAATGCGTGAGATTCGAGCGCAGCTCACCGAGAACGGCGACGGCATGATCCGCGGCTATGCGGCCGTGTTCAACAGCTGGAGCAAGCCGATCTCCGAGCGCGGCCGCGTGTTCCGCGAGCAGATCAAGCCCGGCGCCCTGAAGCCCGAGGGGAACGTGTCCCTCTGGTGGATGCACGACCAGACCGACCCGCTCGCGAACACCAAGAGCGGCACCTTGACCGTTACCGAGGACGAGCGCGGTCTCGCGTTTGTCGCCGACATCGGGAACACCCAGCGCGCAAACGAGATCCGCGATCTCGTCAAGCGCGGCGTGGTGTCCGAGATGTCGATCGGTTTCGTCGTGAACCAAGACACCTGGGACGGGACGACCTCCCGCACCATCACCTCTGCACGTCTGCACGAGGTTTCCCTTGTTGAGAACGCGGCTTACAAAGGGACGCTCGCCGCCGTCCGAAAGGATTCGACCATGCCCCTGAAGGAAGATCGCGCTCGCGTTGCCGAGCTGAAGAACGAGTATCCGTCCGCCACCGACGAGCGCCAGCTCGCCATCCTCGAGGAGATCGGCGAAGCCGAGGAGCGCATCGCCTCCGAGAAGGCCGTCCTCGAGGCTCGCATCAGCGCGCCGGCCATCATCACCAGCTCGAAGCGCGTCGCCTCCCCGGCGAAGGACGAGACCCGCGAGTGGTTCCGCGGCGGCTTCCGCAGCAACCGCGCCACGAGCCTCGGCATGACGACGACCAACGGCGCGAACACCGCCCTCGGCGCCAATGCCACGATGCCCGTCCTCTCCAACGAGTTCGTGAAGGCGCTCGACCAGGAGTCGGTCATGCGTACCCTCGCGACCGTCGAGACCCGTGGCGTCGATACCGACGTCGCCTACATCTCGACCCGCCTGACCGCGACCCTGATCGCCGAAGGTACGGCCTACAACAAGAGCGACCTCGCCGCCTCGAAGGTCTCGTTCTCCGCCTACAAGAGCGGCGTCTACACCGACATCAGCGAGGAAGCCCTCCAGGACACCGTCTGGGACCTCGCGTCCAACGTCGTCCAGGAACACGGCCGCGCACACGGCCGTCTCTGGGAAGGCTTCTACGCGACCGGCACCGGCTCCAGCCAGCCGAAGGGCGTGTTCGCCGAGTCGTGGGCGACGACCCACACGACCGCGGCAACCGGCTTGCCGACCGTGGACGACCTCGTCCTCGCGGCGTACAAGCTGAACCCGGCGTACCAGGCGTCCTCGTCCTGGCTGATGAACCAGGCGACCTGGGCAAACGTCGTGAAGTCCTCCGCAAGCGGCAAGTACCTCCTCAACGGCGAGAACGGGAACATCCTCCGCGACGGCGCGGTGGCCCTCTTCCTCGGCCGTCCGGTCTACATCTCGGAGTTCGCCCCGACGGCGGCGACCGGCAACACGGTCTCCGTCCTCTTCGGCGACTTCAAGCGCGCCTACCGCATCGTCGACCGCGCCGCGGTCACCTTCACGGTCGACGACTTGTCCCAGGCCTCGAGCGGCCTCATCCGCTACTCGAGCCGCATGCGTTCGGACGCGAAGGGCATGGACCTCTCGGCCATGTGCAAGGTCGTCATCAAGGCCTAATCACGCCCCATCGCCAGCCGGGTGGGCGCCCCTTCGGGGGCGCCTACCCCGGACTGTGAGGACCAATGGCAACGATTCCGACCGTAGCCGAGGCTCGAGGGTGGCTGAAGCTCACCCACACGCAGGACGACGCGCAGCTCACGCTCGCGATCGCCGCCGCGTGGAACGAGTACCGGGCCGCTACCGGCCGGCTCGAGGCCGACCTCACCGATGCGGAGAAGGTCGCGCTCCTCGAGCGCGTGGCGAACCTTTACGGCTTCCGTGGTGACGACTCGGTCGGTCCTTCGACCTGGTACGTCGACACGATCCGCCGCATGAACAACCCCAACAGCGTGGGCTAACGATGGCAGGATGCGGCTACTGGCGCGAGCGATACACCTACCAAGTGCCGACGACCACGGTCGACGGTGCAGGGCAGGGTACGACCGTCTACGCCGACTCCGTCGTCGGCCTCGCCGGCGTGGTGACGCCGAACCAGCGCGAGGTCATGGACGACATGGGCGTCTCCGTCCGTACCGACGTCGTCATCGAGACCGCGTTCCATCCGTCGATCACGTCCGCCGGACGCCTGGTCGACGCCTCGACGACCACGGTCTACAACATCATCGGCGTCATCGACCCGGACGGCGGCAAGCGTCGCCGGCTTCGCATCACCGCGACCAACATCGACGGCCAGATCATCGACCCGGAGCCGGCATGATCAAGGCCTACATCAACGCCCTCGAGGTCAAGGCCAAGCTCCTCGCCATGAGTGACAAGGCGAGGAACCGGACGTACCAGCGCGTACTCCGTCGTGCAGCTTCGCCCGTGGTGAAGGATCTCCAGAGGGCATGGGCGAAAGCCAAGCGCCGCTCGGGACTTGTCACCGGCGAGATCGCCGACGCGCAGGAGGTCAAGATCCGCGTGTGGAAGAAGGGCGCCCGCAAGGGAGCCGTCACCATGCAGATCGGCACCAACTACAAGCGCGGCGGCTACGCGAACATCTGGCACATCCTCGAGAACGGCTTCAAGCACTACAGCAAGAGCAAGGCCTACGCGGCTTTCGGGCAGCTCTCGGCGCTCAAGCGCAAGCAGACCAATTTCCTCAAGTCCTCCGTCGAGGGCCTCAAGGGGCCGGAACGACGCCAGGCATGGAATCGCGCACAAGGCGAATACATGCGGCGCAACCCGCAGGACATGCGAGACATGCAAGCCATGTCGAGCGAGAAGTCTGGCAACGTCGAGCGAGCGCGTAAGGCTGGCGGGAAAATGATCCGAGGGTGGAAGGTCTCGCGGCCGATTGCGCAGCGACACGTCTCGACGGTTGCCAAGCGCGCCCAGGAATTGCTCGTCGCCGAAGTCATGCACCCAGTTAAGAAGAAGGGGGGCAAGAAGTGAGCGCCTCCAGCCTCCCGGAAGCCATCTTCGACCAGCTCGACGCGGCGACGACCAACCCGGTCTCCTGCGAGCTGCGGCGCCAGGGCGACCCCACGCCGGCCGTGATCTACGAGATCACGTCCTGCCGGTGGGACTTGGATATCTCCGGCACCTCGACCGGAACCGGCACGGCAACCGTCCGCGTCGACTGCGTCGCAGACCGGGCGCTTGCCGCCTGGTCGCTCGCGATGACTTGTCGCAACGCCCTAGACGGCGTTTGGACGCAGGGGACCTACACGCTCGTCGCTACCTCCCTCGAGGTCGCGCAGAGCAGGGCGGCACCAGACGACGGGCAACCCGACGCGGAGCGCGTCGCGACCCTTTCCGCGGAATTTCAATTTAAGGAGAACACCTAAATGCCAGCGCGAGCAATCCCCGGATGGGGCGGAAGCCTCACCATCGGCGGGACGACGATCCCGGTCCGCAACGTCACCATTACCCGCCAAGCGTCCGAGTTCAATCTCACGGCGCACGGCGATTCCAAGATGTTCTCCGGCCCCGGCCGCGTCAAGCGTGGCGGCTCATGCGAGGCCTACGTGAGCAGCGCAGTTGAGACGGCGGTCGCGGCCGTCATTGAAACGCCGAACCTCGGATCCCCGGCGAGCTTGGCGTTCACGCCCAGCTCCGGCGGAACCGCGATCACCATGTCCGTGATCATCACCGGCGCGGACCAGACGCATTCCTCCGAGGACGCGGCGATCTACTCCGTGACCTTTACCGAGACGCTGGCCCTCGCATGACCACGTCCTCCCCATCCTGGCGCCAGGTGGATCTCGACGGGGTCGGAGCCGTCGAGGTCCGCCCGGTGACCTTGCGCGACACGGTCGGGGCAGACGTGACCGATCCGTCGTTTATCCACAAGTGCGTCCGGCACGTCGGCGGCGAGGTCTACACGCGCGACGAGATCCTCGATCTCCCGGTCGCCGCGGCCAACGCGCTCGCCGGCGAGGTGATGAAGGCCCGCCCTACCTCGGCGCCGAGCGGCGCCTCTGGAGACTGAACCCGACCATGGACGCCGATCTGCATCTAGCCCAGGAGGAGACGACCATGGAGCGGGTCGAGTACCTGCTCACCGTGGTGGCGTGTTCCCTCACGGGCCAGCCGGCGCACGTCCTTTGCCCGTGGCGCCGTCGCGGCGTGGAGGGGTTCCTCCAGGCGGTGAACCGTGGCTAGTGCGGACATGAAGGCGGTCATCACGCTCACCGCCGACGCCTCGGGCGTCTCGGTGGGCGTCTCGAAGGCGATGAAGAGCCTCGAGAACCTCCAAGCGGGCGTCTCGCAGCTTCGGTCCCTCGCGGTCGCCGGCATCCTTGCGAACGTGTTCCGCGGCCTCGCCGACGGAGCCATGTCCGAATTGAAGCGCCTCGAGGACCTCGGCCGCACCTACAGCGCCGAGGGCATGGGCGCCGCGAACCAGCTCGCGATCGCGCAGCAGCAGAGCGACCAGACGCTCGGCCAGGCATTCGGGCCGATCACCGCGGCGATCGACCAGATGAAGGTCCAAGCGATCAAGGACCTCACCGACTACCTCGTCGCTAACAAGGAGCCGATCGGACAAGCCATGGCCGCGCTCGCCGGCTTCACCGTCGGCCTTGCCGACATGACAGCGCAGACGCTTGTCGCCTTTGGCAAGTTTGTCGATTGGATTTCTAACCACACGCCGGGCGAGATCATCACGGACGTCGCGGTCGCAACGGGCGACGCGGCGCTAGGTTCGCTCGGCATCAACAACGCGCAGATGACCGCCATCGGTCTGATCTACGACGTGATTAAGTCCAAGCTCGGAGGCGACTGATATGCCAAGCACCAGCCAGATCCGACGCCTCCCGGAAACCGACTCGGTTCAGCTTGCCGCGCCCGGCGACGAGACGAGCTGGACGGAGTCGCTTCTCTACACCTACAACGACACGCCGATTAAGAGCGTGTGGCAAGTCCTGGCCGACCCGATTGTGCCGCAGCAGGGGCAGCGCTACCAGGTGAACCCGGAGCCGCAAGATCCGACCACGGATATCCGCACCATGTTCGTCTGTCGGTCCATCGACGCAAGCCCGGTGCCGCAGTCGCCGCGCGCCTGGCATCTCCGCGTCAAGTGGTCGTGCCGCTACCCGATGAACGCAACGCGGCCCTATTTCAACCTCACGCGGTCTACGGCGCAGCGCACGGTCCCCATGTACCGATCCGGCTCGGCGATCTACACGGGCGTCCCCGCCAATGGAACCATGCCGTTCCCGCCGACCGCGTGGGTGGGCGGCACGTCCGTCGACATGAACGGCCAGCCGCTCTCCGTCAAGGTCTCGCAGCAGTCGATCCAGGTGGACATCCTCTGGGACCGGACGCGCGACCGTTCGACGGACGCCGTAAGTGGAGCAGCAGATAGCCCGGACCCGCCGTCCGAGTGGTCGTCGATCTACGTCAACACGCGCAACAACGCGACCTTCCTGGGCTGGCCGACCGGCTACGTGACCTACCTTGGATGGACCGCAAACGAAAGCCCGGACGAGACGCTGGTGATCTCCCATCGGTTCCTCGCCGACGATTGGCAACACCTCGAGCAGCGCGTCGCGCCGAACATCGGAGGCAAGCCGCTCCTCGCCGCCGGTCCGACGCTGGTCACCATACCGACGCAGTCTGCCGCCAATGTCTATTGGTACCAGCCGTTCGTCTCGTTGACCAATTTCAACAACCTCCTCTCCTGGCGGGCAAACCTCCTGAACGCCATCAACGTCCCGCAACCCTCCTACCCGTGAGCTACCAGACTCCCATCTTCGAGTCCGGCCTCTTCGGCAAGGCGAACCGTTTCGTCTGCAACGGGTGGACGCAGTCCGCCCAGGCGGTCGCGGCGAATGCCGAGGGCCTCGAGTGGGCGCAGCGGCAAGTCGTCCAGGGCAGCGTCCCGGAGCGGTGGCTGGCGAAGCTCACCGCGGCGACCTCGATCGGAGCCGACCGATGGACCTACACCTTCGAGCCGGTCGCGATCTCCTCGAGCAACGCGCCGGCGGCGCTGCTGACGAGTACGTGGGGGGCAGGGACGGGCGCCATCAACATCCGCGAGCTTCGCAACGACGGTAGCCAGGTCGACGGAAGCCCAAAGCCGTCCGGCTCGAGCATCGGCCCCGTGGGCAGCGTCTACGCCTCCGGCGCCTGGACGACCTCGTCGCTTGCCGGCTACGTCGAGATCCACCTTGACTACAACACCAGCGGAGGCGTCCTCTTCTGGTTCTCCGAACCGAATCCCGTGAGGTGCGCATGAGCCAGTACCGCTATATCCATTCCGTGTGGCCCGCGTCC